CCTTTTTTTTAAGTGTAGTATCTTCCATTTACTCGCCCTCATTCAACCATCAAATTCTATAATGTATGGCATATTTCCAATTTTATACACAATATTTTATCTTATATAACTTTAAAGAGCAATCAAATCCTTCTATATTTAATAACTATTTTTCCACTCCACCTCCACTCTCCCGTCATCATACACATATATTCCCTGCACATATTCTTCCAGCATTTCTCGTGTCAGCTTCTCATAGCCTAAATACTTCAACATCTGCTCCACCGGAACATTCTTTTTCATCAGGATGTCTTTCTCAGCGTTTATTAACTCAGCCAACTCCTGCACACGCTTCTGCAGTCGTTCTCTTTCTTCTTCCAACTGCTTCTTAGCTTCCATAAACTGGTTCTGGTTCATCTGTCCCTCGTGATACTTCTCATAGTTCTGGCGGTTCTGGATTTTTATTTGTTCTTGACACTTTTCACAATCTGCACTTTCCGTCTTATAGACTTCTATGCTGTCCTCATGCTGTTTTCTCATAGATTGCTGCATCTGTTCCTGGCTGATATTCTGACGTAAATATGCCTTAATTTCTGCCAACACGATATGTTCCAGCATTTTGTTATCGGCTTTCCCGGCAAAACACCCTGTATCTTCTTTTCCTTTACTGTAAGCACAGCTATAAAGGATATGACCATGAATCGGACTGCTTGAAGTCAGACTTCTGCGACAATTTCCACACTTCACATAGCCACCTAACAGTGTTGTTTCCCTGTCAAATTTACTTTTCTTTGTGTATCTGATCTGCAGGGACTGTGCTTTTTCAAAAACTTCTTTTGATACGATCGGCTCATGGTGATTTTCCATCACTTTCCACTGATTTCTCGGCACTGGTACTTCTTTCCCTGTTCCGGGATCTGGAATCTTTGTCTTTCCATAGACCATACAGCCTATATAAGTCTTATCATCCACAATCTTCCGTATCATATCACTCGTCCACTGCAATCCTCTTGATGCAGCTTTCTTGCTGTCTGATTTCTGTCGTCTGCTCATAGACTGCAAGGGAGTCAATACACCCTCTTCATTGAATAACTTACAAATCTCTATCTTGGAATACCGCTGATTGGTCAGTTCAAATACTCTGCGGATTACTTCCGCTTCGTCCTCTACAATCACCAGTTCTTTCTTATTTTCAGGATTGATTCGATACCCATACGGTGCAGAGCCACAGCAATACTCACCTTTTCCTCGTCTGGTACTGACTGCCGCTTTTACCTTTACGGACTGGTCTTTCACATAAAAATCTGCTATCAGTCCTTTAAACTGTACTTCAATATCCGAACTCTTTCCCTTATAATCTTTAGAATCATATCGGTCTGAGATAGAAATGAATCGTACTCCCAGGAATGGAAAAATCTGTTCCAAATAAGTTCCCATCTCAATATAGTTTCTGGCAAAACGTGAAAAATCTTTTACTACAATACATTGCACTTTATTCTCCCTGGCAAGTTCCAGAACCTGCTTAATTGCCGGACGTTCCATACTGGAACCAGAATATCCATCGTCGTAGAACTCCTGAAAGGGCATAGCCACCAGTTCAGGAATATTGGAAATATAATCTTTTACCAGTTTTCTCTGATTAATAATGCTGTTACTTTCTCCCTCTGAGTCATCTTCCATGGAAAGGCGGTAATATCCAATAATCGGTTTCTGATCACTCATGTTCTACCGCCCCCTTAAACTCGAAGTTGATTTCCAGTCTGCCATCACCATATAGATACATACTTTCAATCAAGCTCTCCGCAAGTTCCGCATTGATTCTGGTTGTCACATCCAATTCCAGCAGACTTCGTAAAAATCTGGCTTCTTCTTTCTGCTGTTTTCCCAGCTTTTGTATGGTATGCTCCAGAGTTCTCTTTCTCTCTTCGCAGAATGCTTTCCAGTTATTACGGTCATCTTTCATTTCTATATAGACTTCTTTGGAAAGTTCGCCCTCTTTATATTGCATAAATGCCTGTGCCAGTTTTTCTGAACGTCTTTCCATATCTGCATCCAGTTTTCTAATCTCTGCTTGAATTTCTTTGATTTTGGTAAGAAATACTGCACTGCTTATAGCAGACATATCCTTTTTCCGTAAGCCAGATAACTGAAACTCTCTGGTCAGCTCCGAACGGACAATTTTCTGCAATTTATCTTCAGAAATAGATTTCTGCCTACATTTTCTTTCATCCCGATACCAAGCAGCATTGCAAAAGTAATACACATTGCCTCTGTATCTGCGTGTACACATTTTTCGCTTGCAGTCTCCACAATAGAATACATTGTAAAATGCTCTTTCATCATCTTCCCATCCTATCGTAGTATTTGTTGCTTTCTGTTGTGCTGCTTTTAACCTGATCTGTGCTTTGTCAAACAGTTCTCTGCTGATAATCGGCTCATGAGCATTTGGCGTAATAATCCACTGACTTTCGTCCAATATGTCACACCATTTTTCACCTCTTTGAAATCTGGATTCGTATTTTCTCTGAACCAGATCACCATAATAATTATTTCGATTTAAAACCGCACGTATCGAAGAATTTCCCCACTGATGAAGATTCTCTCCATCCTGACAGTACACATGATGATATTGGTTATAGTCCGAAATCCGATGTACCCCATCTTCAAACAGCCTGTCAATAATACTCTGTATACCATCTCCAGAAGCATATTCTTCAAAAATCCTACGAACAATCTTTGCAGATTCTGGTTCCACAATCAGCTTATAAATCCCATTTACCTTTTCCACACAATATCCGTATGGAGCTGTAGATCCCACATATTCACCATTTTTCTGTGCAATACGTTTCGCAGCCCGTTCTTTTGCAGAAATGTCTTTCGCATAAGCATCATTCACCAGATTTTTGATATTCATAGATAATTCCTGATTCTTAGCACCAGGTGCAAATGAATCATAGTTGTCACATACAGAAATAAACCGTACTTTCATAAAAGGAAGAATCTTTTCCAGATAGTTACCAGTTTCGATGTAATTTCTTCCAAATCGTGAGAAGTCCTTTACCAGAATACAATTTATCTTGCCTGCTCTGACATCATTCATCATCCGTTCAAATCCAGGTCTGTCAAAATTTGTTCCTGTTTTTCCAAGATCAGAATAAATATCATACACAACAATCTCACACTCTCTGTCCGGATTTTCATTGTGCTTCTGAATGAATTCTTTTATCAGCGTAACCTGTGTTTCAATAGATTCTGACTTTTTTTCATCATTGTCTACGGATAATCTGGCATAAATTGCAGCCATACATACCGGAATACCAGAAATCTTCTTCTCTGTGTTTTTCTTATATCTTTTTGCTGTTCTTGCCATTTATCCCACCTCTTTCCTACACTCTGTCCTGTGTTCCGCATAAAACCGTCTTATGACTTTCATCTTCTCAATCATATCCTGATAGCGGATGTGAATTTTAATTTGCTTGTTTTCATAAATATAGATTTTATCTACGGTCAGTGCCAGCAATGTGCGATCCAATTCTTTGATTTCCAGTGATTTCTTCCAGTCCTCCAACTGAACATTTGCAGACACTCCACCCTCAAACATTTGCTTTACCAGCTTTTTCTGATTTTCAATCATCTGCTCCAGTTCTTCACATTTTCTTCCGTAACTTTCCCGAAAATCATCAAACTCCTCTTTGCTGATCAGTCCCTCTTTCAAGTCATCACCCAAAGATGCTTTCAGACTGTAATAGCGGTTATATTCTTCCTGTAACTTACTAATCTGTGTATCATAACCAATTACCTGATCGTAACTGACTTGCATCTCACAAAGTTCTTCCATAATCATCTGATAGTCTATAAAAAGTGCCGTATATGCCTGAATCTCTTTCAATACAATTCTTTTCAGCACCTCTTCCGGAATACTATGTCTGGTGCAATCTCCACCTTTATTTTTTGTCTGGCAAATATAAAAGGCTTTTTTCTTCCCCTTATATTGATTTACCCTGCGTATCATCGGTGTATGGCAATCTCCGCAAAACACAAATCCCGAAAAAAAGTTTGCACTGTCTGATGTTTTCGATGCCCTGCCATCATATTGAAGCAGCTTCTGAACCACATCAAAATCATTCTGCCTGATAATTGCCGGATGTGTATTTTCTACTTTCACCCACTCTGATTCTGGCTTATCTAGGCGTTGCTTTACTTTATAGCTGATTCGTTCCTGCTTGCCCTGTACCATGTTTCCAATGTAAACCTCGTTGGTCAGAATCCTTTTGATCTGCACTGCCGACCATTTTGGTGTATCTGAACTATGGAATCCGGAATTGTAATTTTCACCATTTGCCTTTTTATATTCTTTTGGCGACTGCACATGACGTACATTCAGTTTTTCTGCGATTGCTCCAAGACTGAACCCATCAATTTTCCATGAAAATATTTTTCTTACAATATCCGCTGCATAAGAATCAATCACCAGACAGTTCTTATTCTCCGGATCTTTGCAGTAACCATACGGTGCAAATGCTCCAATAAATTCACCTTTCTCACGTTTGATTTTCTGATGACTTCGCACTTTACCGGAAATGTCTCGGCAATAACTTTCATTTACAAAATTTTTGATTGGAACTACAAATGACTTCTCTGAAAAATCTGCTGTTTTACTGTCAAACTGGTCTGTAACTGAAATAAAACGCACATTTAAAGCCGGGTAGGTCTTTTCGATCCATCGCCCGGCTTCTATATATTCTCTTCCGAATCTGGATAAGTCTTTTACAATCACACAGTTTACTTTTCCAGCTTCTATATCAGTTGTCATTCGTTTAAACTCAGGTCGGTCAAAATTTCCTCCTGAGTATCCGTCATCCACATATATATCAAAGATCTGAATATCCGGCTGGCTTTTTACAAAGCTCCGCAGTAACTCTCTCTGATTTGCAATGCTGTTGCTCTCTGACTTCGCACCGCCCTCTTCCATATCATCTTTCGATAACCGAAGATACAATGCAGCATCGTACATATCTGGCATATTCATTTGCATCTGTTCCATTTTACATCGCTCCCAACTTACTTATTCCATTGAATTTGAAGTCAGAAACCATGTATCACGTTCATTTTCCCTGACCTCACATTAACATAACATCTGTAGCTTCGCAAGATATTTTTTCAAGACTTGCATCTAATACATCAACTCCGTTCTTTTTCTAAGATAATCACCAATGGCATCTGTGGCATCCATTTCTCCGGTCATTTCCACGACCACCACATACCCTTCATTCATGTGAGCATACGGTTGATCTCCGGATTTATCCAGAAAAGTTTCCACTTTCTCAGAAATAGCTTTATCCATATCAGGAATTAAATCTTCAATGTCCTTTAACTGCTCCAGATCAACACTGGAATCTATTACTGACTGATTCACCATGATGCTCACCTCTTTTCCAACATATTCTTTGTATAAGTCGTCCTATACCTACAATTTTCTCAACCGCATCACCTTAACTTTCTTCCTCTTTTCTCCAGTTATCCAGATATCTATAGCATTTTGTATTCTGTTCAGCGTATTGGCTTCCATTCGTATAATCTGTTGTCAGCGTTACGTCCAACCTCTATCAGAATATTTCTGAATGCTGGCAGCTTCTTCGCAAACTTACCAGCCGTTTCCGGAGTATCTTCGACGCTCGCCCGTAAAATCATTTACAGGGTTATGGCATCTGTGGAATCAGATTATACAGCTCATGTAATTTTCAAGGTACAAAAGAGATTTTTTTGAATATCCCTTCACTTATTACAGCCTGGAAACACCAAAATGTTGTTCTCTTCAAAAAAATCCTCTCACTAATAAAGCCTGACAGAAGGATTTTACCAACCTCATTTTGCAATAATTTACAAAAAATATTTATCCTTATCTGTACATTCGCTTTCATGCGAATCTTTATTGTACTGTCATTTTAATTCGCTTTTATGCGAATGTCAAGTATTTTGTTCGCTTCAATGCGAATCTTTCTGTTTACATTCCTTGTTTTTGGTAGTAAAATGGCTTTATCAAAAAGAAAGTTGGAAATCTGATATGACAATCGGTGATAAAATAAAAAAAATCCGGACATTCCGGAATATGACACAGGCAGAACTTGGTGCTGCCCTCGGCTGGGGCGATAAAGGTGCAAACCGCCTTGCCCAATACGAAACGAATTACCGGGTTCCCCGCAAAGATCTGGTAAGTGAAATGGCTAAGATTCTGGACGTGAATCCGCTGGCACTGCACGAACCTACTACTATGGATGCTTCGGAACTTATGGAAATTCTGTTCTGGATTGATGAATTTAACCCGGCAGCGATCAACCTCTTCCAGTTAGAAACCTATCCAATCGAAAAGTGCAATTCTAATGAGGATACCGCTGTCCGTTATCACGATTCTGATAGCTGGCCTGCTCATCCACCTGTTGGTATATGGTTCAACTATGGGGTTCTGAATGATTTTATGAAAGAATGGATTATCAGAAAAGAAGAATTGAAATCTGGTACAATTACCAGAGATGAATATTTTGAATGGAAAATCAACTGGCCACAGACCTGTGATGGTTGTGGAAAATATGAACCTAAGAAAAAATGGCGAATATAGCAAATACAATGCTCCCCAAAACTGGAAAATATTCCAATAATGGGGAGTTACTATTCTTTTTTAATCTAATGCTCTTCTGCTATATGTATTTTTCATCACTCAACAACTTTATAGCCAGCATTTGTAATTACACAAATCGCTTCGCCTTTTCTTTCAATATATTTTTCTTTCAAACAGGCATTAAGCACCTCTTCCCAAACAGCATATTCCCGTCTATCTGGATACTCTTTAACAACTACTTCACTGCCAATCTGAATATATGGTAACCGCTTAATTTTTAGATACGATAGAAAAAATCCCCGACTACTTTTCAGTAGCCGGAGCATCTTGACAATTCACATATGATCAATTTGATTCGTTTGCACGACGTTCGATTTCAGCTTTGACGATTTCGTTCCATGGAGCCAGAAGTTCTAATTCATCATCGCTCATCCTATCATTATCGTGCTGATTTGCACAAAGAAATGACCTTATTATGCCGGTTGACAGGTTGGATTACGCTGATTTTTTGAAAACTTTATATGGTATATTTTAATAAATTGTAGGATTACTTTATTGACATTTCTGACACTATCATATACCATGTACATATCGTATAAGTACGCATATATCAGAAGGTGGTGAGAGGAAGTTAGAATGGAAATTATCATAAGTAATAGTAGTGATAAGCCTATTTATGAACAAATTGCTATGCAGATCAAGAGTTTAATCATGGATGGTACCCTATCTGCCGGAGAAGCCCTGCCTTCCATGCGTGCACTGGCAAAAGACCTGCATATAAGTGTTATTACTGTTCAACGAGCTTACGAAGATTTAACTCGAGATGGGTTTATCGAAACCGTATCGGGAAAAGGTAGTTTTGTTGCATCACCAAATAAAGAATTTATTCAAGAAGAACAACTACGAATAGCGGAAGAATTTTTAGAAAAGGTTGCTATAATCGGTCGTACTCATGGTATCAGCTATGAGCAAATGGCTAATATTCTAAAACTATTTTTTGAAGAATGAGAGGTGAAATTATGGAACAGAACAGTATTGTTGTAAAAAATGTGACTAAAAAATTTGATGATTTTATGTTAGATCATATTTCATTTACAGTTCCTACAGGACGTATTGTGGGTTTCATAGGAGAAAATGGTGCTGGAAAAAGTACAACTATCAATTTAATTTTAGACCAGTTGAAGTTGGATGCGGGTGAAATAAGAATATTGGGTAAACAAAATCATTCTTATTTGCATAAAGAAAACATTGGTGTTGTTTTTGACGAATGTAAATTCCATTCCGTCTTAAATGCAAAAGATATTGCCCAAATCCTTTCGGGATCTTATAAAACATGGGATATGAATTTGTTTGAAGAATATATGAAACGCCTTGATGTTCCATTAAAGAATATATGAAACGCCTTGATGTTCCATTAAATAAATCAATAGGGCAACTTTCAAAAGGTATGAAGATGAAATTGTCAATTATTTGTGCACTATCGCATAGACCCCAGATTCTGATTTTAGACGAAGCAACAACAGGGTTAGATCCTGTTGTACGAGATGAAATTTTGGATATTTTTTTAGAATTTATTCAAGATGAAGAACACTCTATTTTGTTCTCTACACATATAACCTCTGACATACAAAAGGTTGCTGACTATGTAATTCTGATTCATAATGGAAAAATTATTTTTGAGAAAAAGAAAGATGACCTCATTTATAATTATGGAATTATACGCTGTAAAAAATCAGAATTTAATACTGTTTCGCCAGATGACTATGTATGTTGTCGAGAAAAAGAAAGATGACCTCATTTATAATTATGGAATTATACGCTGTAAAAAATCAGAATTTAATACTGTTTCGCCAGATGACTATGTATGTTGTCGAGAAACAAATCTTAGCGTGGAATGCTTAATACATGACAAAGTAGCTGCAAAAAAAAGATACCAAAATCTAATTATTGATGACGCTTCTATTGAGGACATTATGATGTTGTCGAGAAACAAATCTTAGCGTGGAATGCTTAATACATGACAAAGTAGCTGCAAAAAAAAGATACCAAAATCTAATTATTGATGACGCTTCTATTGAGGACATT